TAGTTTAGCATTTGTAATTATTCCATCTGTTATGTCAGAGCTAGTTAAAGCTGCTGCTGTAGGAATTTTCCCAATATAAGCCATCTTATGTTATCTCCATTATGGATAAAGTCGCATCAATTTTTGCTGATACACTACAATCAATTTTAAGTAAGTCAGTTGTTTGTAGAACTAACTTTGAACCACTTAAAACTTCTAGTGAACTTCCAGCAGGAATACTTACGTCTTTTACAAGTAAAGTATCTACATTTGTTTCTGTATCTACTGTGTTTGAACTCATCTTAACACTAGCGGTTACAGAAGTAGTATGAACATTACAAAGTATCAATCCAAGAACTACTGTAGTAGTTGCGCTTGGAACTGTATATAATGTGTCAAAAGTTCCTGCTGATGCAGGCATTGCATCATTTGATTTGATTTTAAAATTATTTGCCATCTATTATTTTCTCCTTAATTAATTATCCTAAAGCTATCGCCAAAGCTGTTGGGTCTGTTGCGTTTATTGTTAATGTTTCGTCTCCACCATCATTGGTTTCAACTATTGTAATTGCTGTACCTGCTGTAAATTTATTTAAAAGATAGTCAGGTGTGGTGTCGTTAGAACTTACTCCTGCTTTAACGTCTGTATCAGCAGTAATAGCGCTCCAAGAACTTCCATCATAATAATTTAATGTATTAGCAGTAGTATTATAATATAAATCTCCTTCATCATTATCTGATCCAGGTTCAGAACTTGCAACTCTATATCTAGCGGCAAAACTACTTACTCCAGCAATATTATCTGCAACTGTACTTAAATCAGTTACAATATCAGATGTCGCAAGAGTATTAAGATCACTTACAATATCACTTGATGCTAAAGTGTTCATGTCGGATACAACATCGGCAGTTCCTAAGATTGCCATGTCAGCTACACAAGCACTTGTACCAAGTAACGCCATGTCAGCAACACAATCCGAAGTACCGAGTAAAGCCATATCTGCAACACAAGCTGAAGTTCCAAGTAAAGCCATATCTGCTACACAGTCACTAGTACCAAGTAGAGCCATATTGGCTACACAAGCACTAGTACCTAATAACCCCATATCAGTAACTACATCTGAAGTTCCAAGTAATCCCATTGCTGTAACATTTGCTGAAGTTGCTAATAAATCCATATCAGTTACAATCGCTGAAGTAGCAAGAGTGTTTAAATCTGAAACTACATCTGAGGTTCCAAGTATTGCCATATCAGCTACACAATCTGATGTACCTAATAAAGCCATATCTGCAATAACAGCACTTGTTCCAAGTAAACCCATATCAGTAATTACATCAGCTACTCCTAATAAAGCTATTTCATCTACTACTCCAGCAACTGCTGAAACATCTGTTGTTGTATTTAAAAATTCTAAAGCTGTTCCTGCCGAATTAACGGATAGGATTTTATCTGCTACAAGATCAGGAAAGGTAAGGTTGTATGTGCTTGACGTTGTAGCTGCAGCTTTAGGTGAAAATTTAAGATCTCTTTCTACTTGCTGGATCATAGCAATAATTTTGTCTAGTTCTGTATTTAATGAATCTACTTGGAAAGCACCTGATGTTGGAAAGTCTGTTGATCTAGCAACTCCTAAATCTCTGTAAATTGTAATTGTATCATCAAGGGTAGCCCCACCACTCCCTAAAGTAATTGATCCTCCACCAGAAACTCCTGCGCCTGTTACCGAATAATATGAACCTGATGACGGTGAAGCCGCATAGGTTAATAGTGTAGTACCGTTATATACTTTAATGTCAGATGTAGTAAAAAATTCAAATGGTACAGAAAATGAAGTCTGTCCAGATGTTGCTGTATATTGAACCCTAGGTTCTGTATCAGATATAGTAATAGCCATTAATTTAATCCTTTTTGAATGTCGTCAAACAACCAATCGAGATACCATATATTTTGAAATGGTATTAATCTACGCACATTCTTAGCTGTATGGTGATTATATTTATTTCCTTTAACATCATAAAGTATATCAAAAATATTATAAATTTGGCCTCCTGTTGGGCCAAACAAAGTTCCTGCTTTCCATCTACCAGATGATCCATAAGGTTTAGATTCTCCAAGTAACGGAGATATACCAATTCTATTATCAGATAATGTTTCTATCGCTTTATTAACATCAGTGTAGATACCACCTAATCCTGATCTATCAAAAGCATTAAGTAGTTTTTGAGTTAATGATAAGTTACCATAATCTCTATTAAATCTATATTTATGGTATATAGCATCTATCATCATACCAGATCCTAGAAGTAACATTGATCCAAATAAGAAATCTAAATCTCTTTCTTGCATACCTCTCATTAACATTCTTTGAGTAGCTGCCATTGCAAATTTTTTAAACTGAGCAAATGTAGAACCTAATTCTGTACTCATCCATTTAGGAGTATCTCCTAAACCTGGAGTTACAATTGTAATATTAATATCTTTATTTAAAGCTGCACCAAAAGCATTTTTAGCTAATTCATCATCCCATAAAGCTGTATTAGCCATAAAATTATGTTTAGTTTTTTCACCATATTTACTAAATTGATTAGCAATTCTTACAGCAGTTTGTTCATCAATACCTGAAGAAGCTAATGCTGTTTTCCATTTATCTCCTAATTTGCCTTTGCTCCATAAAATAGAATCTTCTATAATTCTAGAACCTATAGTAACTGATGCCATAGATTTAGCCCATTCAGTCCATCTAGACATAAGGTTAACATACATAAAGTTAAACGAGGATAGTTTACCCATGTTACCTTCAAATTTAGATGATAAGCCAAACATATCTCCTACATCAGCAAACAACATAGCTCTTTGTCCTGTAACCATATCAATTGCTTCACCAAAAGATTGAGCTTCTTTTTTACCCATATTAAAAAGTTCTCTAGTGCCAAGGTAATTACCAAAAGCTTCAAATTGTGTTTTAAATCCTCTGTTAATTCCAGAGGTCATAATAATACGAGCAAGATCAGGCATAGCTGCCATAAAACCTGTAAGCATTGTTAATGCATTATAATGTTTTGCAGTTCTCATAGCTTGAGAAGTCCATGAATGAGGATTAGCAGGTAATCCATATGTACCTCTAATTAATTCAATAGCTGCCTCTAGATCATCTAAAGTTTTATACATTTCTTCTGTTAATCTAACTTTTTCTTTTTTATTGGATGCTAAAAAAATTTTTCCTTTATATTCTTGAAGTACTTTTAATAATCCAGGATGAGTTTGAGAAGATGCTTCATCAATATATTTAAAACCTATACCCATGGTATCTCCATATTTTTGGGTTAATAATATATCTGGTAGCATTTGTCTTACATAAGATTTTTGTAAAGCAAAAATATCAGACATAATAAAACCACCTTTAACTAATTCTAATTGAGCTTGTTTATCTAAATTAAGTTCTCTAGCTCTATTAGCTCTAGCGTATCTTGGATGTGGAAATACATATCTTTCTCTTAATAATATTTCTTCAATATCTTTTAAAGCATCTAAAAATGTTTTATGTGCTGTTTCTTTTCCTAGTAACTTAATAAATAATTCTTCAAGATCTTCTTTACCCCCCTGTTTAAATTTTAATATTTTATCATTAATTTCTTCAAGGGCATTTTCATATAATTTAGATCCTTCTTTTTGTCCAGAAGCTCTCATAGCATAAAGTTTAGCTAGAGTTTCTTCTTTTAATTTAGTAATTTCTCTCCAATTAGTTTTTTCAAATCTTGTAAAAGGAAAATGATTAGATAAAGTATCTACTAATTCATTTAATTTTCCTTCATTAATTAATTTACCTTTTCGTGTATAAAAATCTCTAATAATATTTTTAAAAGCTTCAGGATTTTTATCAATAGCGTGTTTAATATAAATTAAATTAATATAACCATCTACACCTTCTTTAGATTGAATATGAGCTAATCTTTCAGTTAATTTATCTATTTTTTTTTCTATAACTGTAATAGGTACTTCAACCCATGTTTTGTCTTTTTTAGACCAATATTTATATGTTCCTTCTTTTTTTGCTCTTATTCCTTTAAGAATTTTAGACCAAAAATTTAATTCTTGTAATACAGGCATCTCTCTAATTTTAAGTAAGTTACTTTGTTCGAAAAGTGGTTTATAAACCTTTTCTTCAGAAATTCGATATGCAGCATCAACTTCTTTAATATCACTTCCTTTATTTAATCTTGCTTTAGTTACTTCTTGTGAAAATTCATTTAAAGACATAAATTCATTATTAAATTTATTATGAACCATTGATCCTAAAGTAGTTTTTGGAACTTTATGTGCACCTTGTTCTCGTTTAACATAGAGTAAATATTGTTCTTTAATTAAATTATGAGATTGTATTTCACCAATTCTTAACATTCTCATATCAGTTTCAATTGATTTTCCTGTAGATTCAAAACCCCATTCTTTAGTATTTTTAAGTTTAAGCAAAGGAGTATCTAAAAGATCTGCCATCATTATTCTTGCAGTTTTAGAAACAGATTTCATTACCCTAAAAACTGGAGTCCAAGGGCCATCTTCACCAAATATTCTTAAATTAGATTTAACAAATTCTTCACCTTCCATTATTTCTTTAGTAGTTTGACGTTTTACAGTACCTATTCCTGCTGATCCAACTGAAGGCATAGGTTCTTTAAAAGTACCTGGTTGAGCATCTTCTAAAATATCTTCTTTATTTTTTAATTTAGAAGTTTCTAATTTAGGATTTCTAGCAGATTTTTCTATCCAATGATCATCTAGTTTATCAATTTTTCTTTTTAAAGATAAAGGAGCTTTAACTTGTGTTAATTTATTAATAATTGCTGGTATAGCATATCCTCCTGCTGCTACCCAAGGAACATAACTATCATTTCTAATAGGATCTAAATTTTGTTTTGCTATTTCTTCTGTTAACATTGCAGTACCAAAAACTTTTGCAGCTTGTCCAACTTTAGTAAATAATAAATATGTAGATGGATCTAAAATTGCACCTGTTACTCTACCCAAATGATACCAAGGAGATGCATAATTTATTTCACTGTGTTTTTGTAATTTTTGTAATATTGATGATGTCTCATGTGAACTTTTGCTAAACATAAATAAATGAGAAAAATCATCATATCCTTCTAATTGAGGATCTTCTGATGGATTATAATTTTCATCAGGTGGAAAATCTTGATGTTTGAAAAGCCATTCAACACCTTTTTTACCCACCATCCATGACAGATTTTCTTCTTTAAAGCCTGTCCATGCATCTGTTGGCGACCAAGTAACAGGTGTTTTATTTTTATCTGCTTGGTCTTTAGACCAATCTTCAGTAATAGGAGTTGGTAAATAATACATTATTTTTCAACACTTTTAAGTTTTTTATCCTGAACAGCTAATTTTCCTTTTTTAGTAAAATTTTTTTGAATATATCTAACTAAACTGTTTTTACTTAATCCATATTCTGCAAATTCAAGATCTTCTGTTTTAATATCAGTTTCATGTGGTTCAAATTCCCACCCTTTTCTTTCTGTTTTAACCATCCATTTATGAAAACCTGGATATTTTTTACCTAACCAATTAACACCCATATGTCTTAAACCTGTTCCATACATACCTGGTGTTCCTCTATATCTAGAGTCTTGTTGTAATGTTGTATAATCTTTATAATCTTTTAAATCAGGGAAAGCAGTTTTGGCTACTTTATTAATACCATTATATATACCTTTGCCAATTGCATACATTCCTACACCCATAGCAAAAGGAACTCCTAATTCCATTCCTATTGTTTTTAATTTTTTTTCTCTTTTATGTTGTTCATAAGTTTTAAATTTTTTATTTTTTAATAACTTTTTTAAATCATTTTCATCCATTATATTTTACCTAACTTTCCGTTGTATGAATTAATTGCACTATTATATCCTTTAAATATTATAGCATCTAACATAAGATGTTTTCCTGAAGGGAAGTATTGTTCAAATACTTGTGTACCCATTTCAACATTCATCATCATTTTAATTAATCTATGTACTTCATTAGCATTAAGAAAATTAATTCTATCATTTTCATTATAACCAAACTTTTTAAATGCTTCAAAATATGGAGTAGGATTTTTAGAATACATAGTAAATATCTCTTTAACAGTAGGTGTAGATCCGTAATCTTTTTTAATGTTATTGCTGATTAATTCCGAATGGTTAATTATTATTTTAATTGCTGCTCTTACACTATGTTCAGGACTGGAAAATACAGCTTGATGATTTCCATCTACTTTATAATTTAATTGACCATCCCATAATTCTCCTGTTTTACCTTCATTAATCCAATGTACGCCAAGATAATTATTAGTTCTTAATCCTAGATTTTGAGTAGTATTATTATAATTTTCTTTAGCATACGTTTTATAAGTTAAATCTAGATTAGCTTTACTATAAGGCATTTCCCAAAACGGTACTAATGCTTCTACAGTTTTTTCATGGTTAGATAAATCCATATTAGCTGAAATTTGTTTATCAAATGCAATAACTTCATTTCTATTTTTAATAGCTTTTTTCATTTTGATATTCATTTCTCTAAAATCGACATCAACTCCTAATGCTTTCATTATAAAAGCAAATGGTCTTACTTCTGCTGGTACATCATCAATTCCAGGTACATCAGGATAATATCTCCAATTCCCCATACCCATTGCAACATCTATAATTCCGTGCATTGCTCTTTTAGCAAAATCACTATCTCCTATAATATGACCATACTCTTTCATAAATTCTTCATATTCTTGATTAACTAAATTGTTTTTAAATTGAGCATGGCTTTTAGGAAGATTAAGTGAATTACTTGCTAAACTAGAATAGTTACTTGGTGAAAAAGTTTCGTTAGCTCCTGTAATATCTATTCGTTCACCATTAGGTAATTGTAAAGCTAAATGATATGCAGGTTTACCTGTTCCATCTAAATGACCTTTAGGTTCAATAATATAACCTTTACCACCATTATCAGCAATAACTTTTAATACATCTAAAGGATTATGTTCTCCCCATTCAGAACCAATAGCTTCTTCATTAGTCGCAACCATTTCGTCATATATTTTATACCATTTCTCCATTTCAATTTTAGCTGCGGCTCTTTCTTCTTTAGAGGATGTTAAACCTTTCCAAGAAGTTAATTTAGATTTTTGTTCTGCTAAATAACCTTTATTAAATACTTCTTCTAATTTTTTATTAAATGCAGATAACTCTGATGGTGTTTTAAAATCATATTTACTAAAAACATAAGCCATAACTTCATTATTTAATTGATCACCATTAATTCCAGGATAATGTTTTTCAAAAGAATCTTTTTGTAAAATAACATCTGCTGCACCAGAATATTTGGTAGGGTAATAGTTTTCTTCTTTTAATCTATTCATTGCTGAAATTATTGCACCATCAATATATTTTGAATATGCTTCATTAGTAGGATCTGCGCCATCAGGCAATAATCTAGCAAGTTCTACACCCATATATTCTAATAGTTTATGTTTTACAGGCCCAGTTAGTATTGATTCTGCATCCCATGGAAAAAAAGTAGTCGTTTCATCAGTAACGTGTTTTGTCCATTTATTTTGTTCATTAAAAAATTTACCAAACCACCATGCATCTGAAGTTACATCTCTTTTGTTCATCCAATCAAATAATTTTTCTTCAAAAAATTCTTTATTTTCTTTTGAAAAAATTTCATTTTGAACATGAATAATTTCATTATCATTCTTTGGTTTCCAATCATTAGCTGCACTAATTAAATATTCATCATTTCTATCCCAGTCATTTCTCATAGCTGCGATTAATTTTTTATTATTAGGAGTAAATCCTGGAATAGTACTTTCTAAAAATTCTGCTAATTTAATTTGATTTTTAAAATTATTAAGATTCATGGGTGTTGACATATCCCCAATAATTTCATTATTAACATATTCAGTTAACATATGGGGAAATTCTCCATGCTGATTTAATATATCAATAGCATCTTTTAATTTTGAATTATCAACATCTGCATTTTCAATATTATTAATTCCATATCTTGATAATACAGCATTAGTAAAAGCACGTTTATCTTTAGCAATATCAGATGCCGAACCAGTCCAAGCAGGAGCTGTTTTGTTATCAATTGCTTTTGTAACAATAGATTGCATCCTCATATTATAATTAACAATAGGTAAAATTTTATCACGATCAGATGGTTTAATATTTGGAAAATTCTCTTGCATATATAATTGAGCATTGTCAATACCAACAAATTCATTTATATGTAACGCACCACCTACTTCTTGTTCACCTGTAATATTTACTGATTGATATGATTCTTTTAAATCTAAAATAGTTTTAGCATGAAATTCTTTGTATAATTTTTGTATTGAATTAATAATTTCTAATCTAGTATCATCATCTTTCATTAACCGATTAGTTATTTTATAGACTGGATTTTCTTTAAATTTCTCATCTATCGTAATACCATATTTATCTTTAGCTTGAGAATAATCATATAACCAAGCTTTAGCTACTTGATCATCACCAGAACCATTTTCTAAAGCTCTCATAATATGATAACCTCTAGAAACCAATAGACCTTTAATATTGTTTATTAAATTTTTATCATGATCTTCACCAGTTAATAAACCTTTTGTATTAACTAATAATTCTAGCTCTGTCTGAGCTTTATCACCAATTAATAACATTCCATTTTTAGATTCTTCGTTAATTGTAGCTAATGATAATTCTAAACTTTTTGGAAGACCTGTTAAACTTATATCTGAAGCTTTTTTAATTTTAAATTCAATATCACCATTTTGTTTATCCCAAGTAATTCCCCAATCACTTATTAGATCATTATTATCTTTCTGAATTTTATTACTTGTTGCTGAAATAACACTATTAGTACTCCAACCAGCAAGTTTAGCTTGAGCTTGAATTTTATATGCAGGTGGTACTTTTTCTAAAAGAGTACCTGCATAAGTATCTACTGCAGCTTTCATACCAGAAGGATCAAATTTAAATTCTTCTTGAAATTTTATAAACTGATCTCGAGTTTTAATATCAAAATTATTAAAATATTTTGCTTTAGCAGTAGCATCAGCTTCAATTTCCAATCTATCTAATGTAGGTTTAAAAGAATCTACAGCAATACTAAAAGTACTTTCTGATTTTACATGAGGTACTGCAGTATCTATAGGTTTAAGACGAACTACTTTTTTACCACTATCTAATGCCATTATTGATATACTCCAAAAAAAAATATTAATATTAATTTATTGAGCTTCATATTTGTCCTTTTTAGCTTTGTATTCATAACCTGAACTTAAGATTGATGCCCATCCACCAAACTGTTCTTTTTTACGTTGTGATTTTGCCATCTGTGAATCTAATGACAGTTCATTTATATCTGATGATAAGTTGAGTCTGATTGTTGATATATCTTTTTCCGCTTTAATATATTGTTGATCTTGAATATTTAAAAAAGATCTACTATCAATACTAAAACCTGTTCCAGCTTGAATAGCTAAGTTATGAGCTTGAGCTTTTTTTAATGCATCAATTCTATCTTCTTCTTCACGTCTAGCTATTTCAGCTATTCTTAGAATACGATCTTCATACCTTCGTTGTTCAATCTTTGCTTGTTTTTTAGATTCTTTAATATCAAATAGAGCTTTACCTGCAGATATTACAAACATTGTTACTGGATCAGCACTCATGCAAAAACTACCTCTACTGCCATTCCTAATATTTTTATAGGTAATGGATCATCTTGTGAAATTGTTATTGTTGGACTTTTATCATATCCTAAAAAGAAAAATTCTTTTTTAGATGTTACTGGAACTAGGTCAGAGCTAACGTCATCTGATACTTGTTGAACGACTAAAGCTTTAGAGGTGCTGTCTGCAGCTTTGATAGTCATATCAAGCGTAGTATTAATATCAACGATAGCTCTTGAGATTCTTCTTGGAAGACCTGTTAATGGGCCTTCAGGTAATTCTTTATCTATAGGCATAGTTTCTAAAGTTGGTGTAAAATTAAATCCAACCTTTAAAGCTGTTGCTTTGGGTGCGTTTGTAAGTGTAATAGTATCTGAACCTGATACCGTAAAAGCTCCAATAGAACTATTACCTTCTACTACATTAACTGATTCTGCTGTATAAATTCCATTAACAGTATGTAAATATCCTTCTGTTAAAGTAATAACTGCATTATCCGCAGGAGTTGCTGCTAAAGATTGATCTAATGTTAAAGTGTATGTTCCTCCACTATTATCTACTAATGATGAAATTGTATATTCGGTAGAGTTTCCAGCTATTGTAAATTTTTCATTTACTTTGGGTGCTGATGTAAAACCATCGGTAATTAAAGTTGTTCCTGTTTGTGAACCACCTTTAACTAAAGGAGTTCCTCTTTGATTTAATGTTGAAGTTGTTTGGCAATCAAGTGTGGTACTATCATCATCTGAAAATTTTTCTAAAGTATATACAGTAGATCCATCTAAAGATCTTTTCCCAACAGTAATTAAATTTTCATTAAGAGCTGCTATTGATTGAAAAGTATCTCCTGTTCTTGTTGACCATTGAACCCAACCTGCTATTTTTTCATCTCTAACAGAATGAAAGACAGATAACTTACCTGGGTATGTACTTCCATTATTTAAAAAGAAAGCATATTGTTCAGGTCTTGTATTATTACCTTTCATGATAGCTATTTCTTTAGGGCTATCTATTAAATGTTGTGCAAGAATTGAAACTGAAGTTGATTTATATCCATCTTCAAGATCTGAATAAATAAATTCTCTAATTGCTTTTCCGTTCTTTTGAACAAATCCTGTTGCAAGATCAAACATCTTAGGAGCTGTTCTTGAGATTCCGTATGGAGTTTGTTTTTGAATACTTACATTAGATGGAGTAATTGTGTTATCTGTACTAGATACAGGAACATAATATTCACCACCATCAGTAAAGATTTGTAGATCTTTACCTGATAACATATGTCTTACTTCATTAACTTGATCTCCAGAAATATCTACATCAATAGCATCAGCATCATCTGCATCATCAACATCAAAGTTATGATATTCAGAAATTTTAGATGCAATAACTGCTGCAGGTTTAGAATATAATCCACCAAACCATAATCTTTTTGCATGGAATGTAACAGCTTGTGGATATTTTCTTAAAGCTGAAATAGATTGTTCATCCCAATCAGTAGTAGCTGTAGTATTAGCTAATGTTTCATTAACTGTAGCTGTAACTTCAGTTGCACTTGTATATCCAGTAATAGTCATAGTTTTGGAATCTTTTCTAATTTTAACTCCTACCCAAGAAGCAGAAAAAGTATCTGCACTTGCTGTAACTGTTACCGATCCTGTTGTAGCACTTGTGGAAATGGTAGTCGCAGTATCTGCGTATTTATAATATGGTTCGTATATTGGATAACCAGAAGAATGAGTATCAAATGAAAATGTATTTACAGTAAATGATGATGCTGAAGCTCTAAATATTTTTCTTATTGCATTTTCTCTATGGGTTATAAAAATTGTATCTCCAAATTGAGCAAAGTTTAATTCAAATAATTGAGCTGTAGTCCAATTACAATTAGTTGTGTAGTTTGATGTTATAACTGTACCAGATGTGTTATAAACATCCATTCTATTATTAGATAATATAATTATAGCTACTTCATCATCAGAAAATATAAATGGAATAATTCTACTTTCTGCAGGAAGTGTTGCTAAATAAGAAGTACCTGGTCTTCTCATTAAACCACCTTCTGCTAATAAAGCAAAATTTTTACATTCTTTAGCACCTTGAAAATATGAAGATACATCAGTACGAGTTGCTAATAATGGGTTAAGCTCTCCTGATGAAAAATTGGTTATAACAGTTCGTAATGTTCTTCCCATTATACATCCGTTCTTGTAGAATTTCTCAAGTTTACAAATCTATTTGTGTCTAAAACTTTTGTAGTTGTTTCCTGAGAATCTATATTTTTAGCTACAAGAAATTGTCTTTCAGCTAGTTCTTTGAATTGTCTAATCATAGCTGAATCTCTAGCTACAGAACCTGCAAAGACTGCAGCTAATTCATATTCTAAAGCTAATTTAAAATGAGGAGGAAAATAACCTTCTCCAACTTTATAAATATAATCCATCACTAATGAACTTGATGAACCATAACTATTTACATAAATATAATCTTTGTATCTTGAATAAGGAATTACGTAATCGTTTACTGTAATTGAAATAATTTGTAATACCGCAGGATCAGTTGGCATTTGATAGCCATAGTCATATCTTCCTGTTGGAGAGTCTGCTAATAATGATAATGTTTTTTGAGTAGTTGCAAATCTCCATCTATGTCTTGTTAATGATGCTTCACATACATCATCATAAATATTTGATGCAACTAAAGCTTCTGTGCTTCCATCTGAGAAAGAAGAAATAGGTTGCGCACCTATCATTACTAATGCTCTTGCACAGATGTCTATACTTGTTGTTGCCATAATTTTTTAAGTACCTGGGGGAATTGCTTCCCCCAAGTTAGTTTAGCCTTAAGCTAATATTACTGTTGTTACAGTGCTTGAAGACGAAGCTGATACTATTAATATATCAACTACAGCATTTGAACCACCACTGTTGACAAAAATTATGTCTCCTGCGGTAAGGTTTGCGTAGTCGGTTAAAAAGTAATCTGCATCATCTATTGTGCCAATTGCATCTCCGTCAGTATAATACCAAAGAGCATTAGAGGCACCCATCTGAGAAATTTTCTTGATGGGATTTGATGTTGCGTATGCCATATTGTTTATCTCCTTTAGTTATTATTCGTCAGAAAGCTGAACTCTTGCTGCATTGCCATCAATTTCTACTGCACCTAATGAAATCATAGAAGTAATTAAGTGAGATACTTTTTCTGGAATGTAGTTAACTTCAGTTTTGACGTCTGACCCAATACCTAGGCCAACTGCTGATTTGTGAAAAGCTAATGTTTTTCTGTCGTCACCAGATAGTGATAATCCAGAGTGTACGAAGAATAGGAAACCCATCCATCTTTTAGCTGTTGCACCGTTAGCGAATGGTAATTCGTTAGGGCCAACATACTCTACTCTAGAAAACTGATCAACTGATAATAGGTCAGACCATTGTCTTGGCCCAACTGCCCAGTATCGTTGATTGTCATCTGGAACATCATTTCCGTTAAATACTTCCATCATGTTCTTAGCTTTAACTAATGACATTGTTTCCACTGCATCAGAGTTGACATTGACAGCAATAGAAGTAGCCGCATCTAGTATAGCTATAAGCACTTCGTCAGTTTTTCTGCCTAGTGCCCAAGCCGCTGATTGAGCTACAACTTGTCTTTCATCAATATTAACCTTTAACTCGTCAAGTTTGTCAACGTAATCTGCTGCATAGTAATCCGTAAGTGTTGCACTCACTGCTGTGTGAGCTAGATCCATTGCAACTACTTCAGCATGTCTTGCTTTAGTATTTGCAGAACCTTTTGCAACTTTTTGGAACTTAACAGTAGAACCATTAACACCATTAACTGTTCTAACTAAATTTTTCAATTTGCTTCCCATTCTTTGGTAAGCCATATGAACTTCAGCTTCGAACTGAGTAATAAAGGCATTTGTTATTGAACTTGCCATTGTATTATGTCCTTCTTGTTAGTTATTATTATTACCGATTATCTTTTTAATGCAGAGGAAAGTTGTCCTTGAATTAAGGGCTAACATTAAACATTCTAAAGGTCTTAATAGAGAAATATTGTATTAAGGATATTGTTGGCAACGCACATTAAATCCATTGTTTAGGAATAGTAATTACTTCACCAAATTCTATTGCACCTTTTTCATCATAAGAATAAGTGCCAAAAAGAGTAATAAAATCATCTGTATCTTTATAAACCCAAAAATCACCTGTGATACATTTAGCAGGTACTGCCGCTTCAATTTCGGCAGTAGTCAACCAACCTGTTTGACTAACACAATCTAGCCATTTAAAAGGTTTTTTTAATTTTTTAAATTTAAACTTAGCTTTAGTTGTTTTGTCCTTTGTAAGCCTTCTCATATAACTCCGTTACTCGTCTTACATATGCAGGATCTCGTTTTGCACTATCGTAATAACGAGGATCATTTAGCATTGATTTCAAATCATCAGAGGTAGCGGCAACATCTACTTGTGTAGGTGATGTAGGCATACTTGTATCTTTTGTTAATTTCATTAATTCTTCAATAACTTTTACTCCATTAGCAGTTCCAGCTAAATCAGCTATTGTAGAATAACCTTCAGGTGTTAAGTTTTTTTTTGACCACATTGATGCAGCTTCTACTCTTTCCTTACCAGCATCTCCTAATTTTTGTCTTTCAAGATCTGGATTAGGTAAATTAGCTACAGCATTTTCAACAAATGCTTTAACTCCTGAATCATATTGTTCTTGTGATAAACCTGATGACTTAGCGGTTTCTCCCCACCACTTAACAATAGGCATATCTTCTGAAACAGAAACTTTTGAATTTTCCATTTCAGGTACATTAAGTTTATAAGATTCTGGAACATTCTTCATTTTTTCAGCTTCAAGATCTGTTCTAATTTGTTTAGTTAAATCTTCTGTTCTAGATCCTAATTTTGTTTCAAGTGAATTATAACTTGAAGCAAGGTTTTCTATGTTAACTTCTTTAGTAGTTTCATTCCAAAACTTATCCTGCACATATTCAGGTTTTGCTGCTTCAGAAGGTGCTTCTGTAGCGATTGGTGCTGAAACTTCAGCATTATCATCTGCCATCTTGTTCTCCTTTTTTTGTTCTTGTTTTGATTATTCCTACTAAAAATCTCATACCTTCAATATGAAATAATTGATTGCTAGTTATATTAGGCCCAGCAACTGCTTCAGTAGTTATTGATTGCAAGTATTCTAAAACTTTTTTGCCTTCATCACATTTAAAAGTGTTGGCAAAATGTTTATTTAAGGTCTGTTCATCTTTTTCAGATCTTACATAACCATCAACACTTGTTCCAATTTTTGGTTTTTCTTTCTTTAACGAATCCCATGTCATATTATGCTCCTGGTGGAGCTTCTCCTCCTTCTTCTGGACTTTGATTTAATTGTTGTAAACGATCTAATAATTGTTTTTGTTCTTGTTCATTTCTAATAAGTTTTTCAGGTAAGTTCATTTTTTCAGCTAAATATTTTGCAGTTTCATTTTGATCCACAATTAAGTTAATCATTTGTGGGCCAAATGTTCCTGCTATTATTTCATTGAAACGAGTTACATCTGCAACATCTTGTAAATGTTGTGCTTGTGCTAGAGGTGAACGAGGTGCTATTTTTACTTCCCTACCGTTTACTTTAGGGATTTCTATTCTACCTTGTTTAGATAAAATTCTAATAATTCTTTTCAATAATGGAGTTATTAATTCAGATTGAAGTCTTCCAAAAGAAGATCCTATCTGTCTTGATAGATCTGCCATTCTTTCTGAAACTTCGGTAGCAGTCATAGGAGTTCCTTCAGGTCTTCCTAACGCTTCCATGTATAAAGCTTTTTTAATATTTTGCCTCATATCATTTAATACCAACTGGGCAACATCAAAATTAGATGCTGCCTGAATTGGTAAGAGGCCTTTTGAACCTGGAGCTACAGGTATTAAAGATCCTGGTACAAGGGAAATATTATCAGGATTAATTACACCATCATCTTCGTAAGTATAAACTCCACTTACTGACATTTGTGCATTTTGTAATATTAATTCTATTGTAAGGTTACAAGTTTTAATTGCCCCCATTGCATTAAATACTGGGCCTCTACCATATACCTCGCCTGATGCTTTATTCCATCTAAATACTAAATAAGGATTTGAACCTTCGCCTTCATAATATTCTTCTAAGATAATTGCTTTAGGATTTTCCATAACAACACAGAATTTATATTTTTCTACATTGTCTTCATAAACTTTATAAATAGCTTCAATAAGTTTAACTTTCTTTTTATTTCTTAATATGTCAAAATTTTCTGGTAACTCTGCTCTTGGATAAAGAATTTTTACTTCTTCTGGTTTACATATTCTTGTTCTATAGATTGTATCTATTTTTCCATCAGGCCCATTATTTAAACATACTCTTGTTAAAGGTACTGATGTAAATTTAATTGGATTAACTGCATCACCTTCTTCAACAAGCATAATTCCTGTACCAATAGCAAGATCCATAAATGCTTCATGTATCTCTTGATTAAAGTTTGATTGTTGTAATACTTGAAATACGTAATCAGTAATTTTATCTAATTCGAGATTGATGAATGATTTTTGTTCTTGTGGGATTTCTGAACCTGCTTGAAAATCTGCCCATCTAGCGAATGTTGGTGTAATTCCTGCTTGGAGTCTAGATGCAAATTCTTGTACTCCAACAACAGCGGTTTCATCAAAAATCTTATCGGTGCGCTTTTGTCCTGGGGATTCATTATAAAAAGACTCACGATTAGGTAAACAATATTCATATGCTTCTTCGAATTTATCCTTCCAATAATCTTTTATGTTTTGAGCTTCTTTATATTTTTTAAGAATCTCAGTAGCTTTATCTGTTGATCCGTATGATTGTGTATCTTCTGTTGCTATATATTCCATAATTATACTGGATCAAGAAAACCACGACCACCTGCATTGCTAAACATTGATCTTGATCCTTTCAATCCTCGTTTTTTTTTATATTCTTCTTCCGAAATTTTAACTTCGGCTTCTTCTTGTTTTGAAGCTGTTGATGATTCTGTTTCTATTTGTAATTCTGTTTTTCTATTATCACCATCATTACCACCCACCCATACTTCTTTAGTAGTATATGTTCCATCTTTATTTTTATGTTTAACAGTTTCCTTTCTCCATCCACCTGTAGGATTACCATAAGCATCTGTTTTACCAGACATTCTTTCTTCCATATAACCAGCATAAATTTCATTTTGTTTTTCTAATGACATTTGCTCAAATGCTGTTTTACTAATATGAGTTCCTTTATGTTTAATACCTTTATTTAAAACTTTACCTGTAAAAAATTCTCTAGTTACAACTGAACCTTTATTTAATAAATCTTTACCAGCATTCAGTAAAAGAAATGGACTTTCAATTTTATCTACTTTACCTGATTCATGAAAAGTTTTTGTATTTTTAGCTGTATCAACTTTTCTGTCGGCATAAGTTGTAATGTTAACACCTTTATTTATTTCTTTTTTAGTGCCTTTATTTTGTTTTGTGATTTCAGCTTCATATGCTGAAACTTCTGTATCACCAGCTCCGCTGTTAGTATCACCACCCATTATTTGTCATCCATAAAATCATTACGGTCAAAGTCATCATCGTTAAAATCGTCATCATCAGGGTTAATTATTTTTTTTAATTGCTCTAATAGATCTTGTTCTTGTGCGTGTAAGTCTTCAATAGCTTCAATGATCTCATTAGGTGTTTTTGGTTTTTTGGCCATGATTTTCCCTTTTTTTCCAAAATGGCTTATATCCAGCATTTAGCAACGCACAATATAGTTGGTAAGGAGTAATAATCCACCATCTGTAAAATCCTATTAATTTCATTGTAAATGTTACACAACTTAATAGATTTAAATTTACAAAATGCCAATCATCTTTAACTGGGCATACTAATATTTTAGAGTGATATAATTTAGCTAATAAATCTGATGCCGCATTTGGATCAAGTATTTCAGATCTAATACCTGCATGAGTTCCTTGTATATGTTCCCACACATCTTTATCAGCTATATATTTTAAAGCTCCACAATGAGTAAATCCTGGTTTATGTTTCCACCACCATAAATATTTGGAATATCTTGATTTACTTTCAAAAAAATAAACTAACCATTCCTCTTGAATAGATCCCATACTTTTCTTGTCTTTCGTTTTTGTCCTGCAAATACATCCCATTCCTTTTTAACTATTGTAGGCTTAGCTTGTGATTTACCTGAAAGGAGAGTTCTACCTTCACCAGCACCCATCATTAAATATTGGAGAGCATCGTGAACGTGGGAGTATCTATTCTTAAATGGTTTTTCATCATATCTATCTCCTGATGTTTGAAGTCTTCGATAGTGATAACCACCGTTAAAACCCTTTTTTAAATTAATACATTTTTTGTCTAGCAAGAAACCAGCTTTACCATCTAACAATCTAGATAGAGCTGCATCTACTGATTCTATTCTTAAAGCAACATCATTAGATGGAGCAGGTAATGCTTTTAATCCATAGTTTCTCATAATTTGAAAAGGAGTTCTTTCATCTGTTTGTGATCTAAAATCTCCTGAAGGATCACCGTAGATTTGAACATCATAATTTCTATAGTATTTTCTTATTTCTCCTCTGAGTAATTCCGAAAATCTCATCACCCCCATATCAAAACAAACTAACTCATTTAGGATATGCCATCTTCCTGTAAGTAATCTTTGAGCAAAGACTGCTGCAGGAGTTAATCCAAAATCAATTCCTATAAATAGAGGTTGCATTACATTTGGTTCTAAAGGTTCGACAGCACAATGTAATTCTTGTCTAAAATTTGGATAGACAGGTTTACCTTCTTCAATTGATCCAAGTTTATTTAAAACATAAACATCAATCCATCCTTTTGTTTTACCTCTAATAATATTTGAATAATATTTAGGAGTTAAGTTTTTTTTATTTTCTGCAAGATCATTTGGATCATAAGCAGTAGTCATTCCATCCTTATCTTTCTTTTCATTTAGCGCAGGTGGTTGTGAATAGAAAGACCAGTTATCAGGTTTAATTAACATTAAAGCTTCTTCTCTGGATATGTGATCTGGTACAGGAACATCTGCTGCCATTATGGGCCACCAATGATCTTCTTCTGGAGCATTAGTATCGGCCATAACTCCATACCATGTTGCTCCACCATCTCTCATTGAGGGGAATCTTCCTACCCTCATAGTACAAGCATCTATAATTGATTTAGGTATTTCTCTAGCTTCATTAATCCATACACCAGTAAGTTCTAAAGATAGTAATTTCTTTACATCTTCTGGTCTATCAAGAGCTAGAAATATAACTTCTATATCTAAATCACCTTTTATTATTCTATGGGTATAAGGAACAGACCAGGCAAAGTCTCCCCACACATCTTCAGGGAACCAATCTAACCATGTTTTAATTGTTGTTGTTTTTAATTGTGGATTTGTGTTTCTTATTACCGCCCACCTTGTTCTTCTTTTTCCTTCCCTATTCTTCTCTTGAAGTAATGCTCTACGAAATATTTCTATACAACAGGCAACTGATTTGCCTGAACCAACTGGCCCTCTCATTCCTCTAAAGAAGTCATTAGACTTCATAAAGGTTTTTAATGTTTGTCCTTCTGGTTTATATTGAAAATTAATCGACATTAGTACCTACATTAGCTTTAAGCATATTGTAGATAGTTTCTTCCCCAAGAGCTTCTACTAATTTATCAGCTTCATAATCAGTAATCATATGAGTTGGGTAATAACTTAAATGAGTTTTCTTAACTATTGTTCTTAAACGTCTTCTATCTTTTAAAGATAAACTACTAAGAAAGCTCATTTACTCTCTCCAATATATTATTTAATATTTCTTTTTCCGAACCAAAATTCTTTTCAAAATTTTTTTTATCTAAATGAATCGAGTGTTTACCTTGATGATGATCATAGCAAAGAGGAATAACTTCAAAGTTTGAAGATTTTCTACCCATGCCTAAACCTGGATATCTAATATGGTGTAAGGAAGCTGGTCTTAAACAAATATAACATCCAAGACTAGCTACCTTATCCATATGGATTTTTTCAGCTTTTTTCATCTTTAGGCAGCAACTTCTTCTTCTGCCCTTTCCCTCTTTTCTTTTTCATACTTTTCTTTATCAATTGTTTCGTAAGTCGATCTGCAGCCATCAGGTGTAGCAGCACTTGCTTTTTGCATTGCACTAACATCGTTTTCTGCTTGATATAGAATTTCTTTCTTTAAAATAAAGCCTTGTTCATTATCCCAAATCTTTACCAAGTAATACATTTACTTCCAAAGATCTTTAAAAAAATCTTGCCAAAACTTTTGAATTTGTTCTTGATATTTCTTAGCTTGTTCAGGTTGTTCTTTTAAGAACTTTTCAAACTGAACTTTCCATTCTGCGTATGTTGGAATTTCTAATTTAAAGTTAAACATTTATCCTCCGTTGTTGATTGAAGGATCTTATTTATATGATTGGTTATAAATGAAAACGCACTTAAAGATTATTTCTTTTTCTTACTTTTATTAATTTTAGCTGCGTCTTTGTAAGCTAGTGTTAAATCTTGATAAGTTGGTTCTTTATACCAAGGTGCTTTATTAGCTCTAGTTTTCATTTCTTTGTTAATTGCTTTAACTTGAGGAACAACACTTTTATCTATAATGTGTATTGTTGCAGCACTTTTAATTTGTTTCCAAACATTCTTTAATTTATCTGACATAACTAATGTCTAGCAATATATGCTATCTAAAAAAACGCACATTACTTCCCCTGCCTATTATAAGGTTTGAAACTTCTTTTCTTACCCTTATTCATTGAAGACTTCTTAGGTCTTCTCTTATTACTAGAAGTTTTCTTATACTTCTTTTCGTGTACTTCTTTCGCAAGTAAATTATTTTTCTTCTTTGCCATAAATATATTAACGAACCTTTTGCAGATCCTAATTATTTGAGATCTGCGATACCGAACTAAAAACAACCCTTATTGTGTGTGTTACTCCACTAGTCATCTAACGATGGGTGTTTTTGCCCCCACCCCTCGTACCGAGCGGTGTGGACAAAGAGTCGGTAGTACCGACACTTTTTAAGTCAGGTCGATATTAACCTTAATGTCGCCTGTTACGTTGTGAGCCACCTTGTCTGGTGCTCTCATTCCTACTCTATCGAGTATATCTCTGGAAGCTTCGAGCTGAACGTATTCAGATCTAGCTCCACTAGATAGGTCGATAAGTTTCCTACTCGCACTTACTGCTCCAAGGCCCAGAGTTTGTGCAATACGTGTTTGCATATAAGTCTGTACCTTTGGAATACGTAGGGCACGAGAAGCACTTATACGTCCAGCTTCTTCACTTCCATTCGTTGAATATCCTGCCTTTTTAGAAGCTTCCTTAATGGTACATCCAGTTGCTACTATTGTATCCACTAATGCTCGTTGCTTATCTGTTAGTTCGTCTTTCATTACGTTATTCTATTCTGCCCCTAACATTAACTATAGCTCAAGATTTGCCTAGTCAACGCACATCCTGCACTCATCAAGTATTTAAAATAACCACAAGTGGTGCACTCCCTCTGGTCGTTTATTTTAAAGTACTTATTCGTTTCGGATTTGTGCAAAGGGTAGAAAGATAGGAACCTACGGTTCCTCGACAGTGGGCAAACTAGCGTTGCCCACGGTTCTCACCTCCCTTGGTCTTGCTTTCGTCAGATGTTAAATAATTAACAAGATTAAACGCCCCCCACAGGGGGCTTTATTTAACACTGACCTCGGCAAGACCTGTCAAGAACCTACGGTTCTTAACGATCTCCCTTGGAACGATAACATTAAGATCTGAATAAGGAGTTGCCACAGGCAACGCTCTGTTACCCCATACGAGATTTATAATCGTGAGCTGTAGCTTGAAATAAAAGATATCTCCCTGGGGTCGATCTCTTTTATACAGCTCTACGATTTTAACCATTGCGATACTCATAATCGCAGGAACCTACGGTTCCTCTTGCCTTTGGCAATTCACCTCCTTGATAGGGGCGATTATTGTGTTTCTCATTATCTCTATGGGGCCCCCACACACACGGGATGTTCTCGCTTGTATGCACGAGTTTGCCTCAATGAACATGCTCGTGAACGAGGACACGAGAGTCGCACACTAAAGGTGCAACCTCTAAGGAAAATTGTAAACAATTTCCTAAGAGGGACTCCTGTGTCGCATGTAATCATTGAGCTTTGCCTCGTGATGACTGCTCGACTAATCCCATGAGTGTTAAATGATATGGGTTAATTAAAGGAGTAAGTATGTACTTTTTAAGATGTAAGAGTAAAGAAACATTTGATCCAGTTCATAAATATCACTTTGATATGAATTGTATTAAGTGTAAATCAGAGCATAAAGTTTCAGTTAAAGGTTCTGATTTATTTCAATTCAATCAAGGAAAATATATCCAAGATGCTTTTTCTTATATTTCTCAAGGTTTAAGAGAAATGATGATGAGTGGTATCTGTGATAAATGTTTCCAAGACATGTTTCCTGAAGAAGATGAATGGGAATGTGAAATTGATTTAGGGGGTACTCATGAACATTAATGATCTACTCGATTACTATTTAATTGCAAAAGATAGTAAAAATATCAAGAGAGTTGAAGAACTAGCAGTGAAAAGAGATGAAGCTGTTAAGAAGGGTGATGTTAGTGAGTTAGCTAACATTGACTCTGAATTAAATAATATGGAAGGAGCAATATGAGTGCTGAAACTTATAGAGACGATCCAGATTCAAGAATAGCTAACATGGAAATAGTGTTAGATGAATCTGAGAATAATATGATAGCTGGGGTTCAAACAGCTATTAGCAGTCTTATTACACCATTTATTGAGTGTAAAGATTGGTCAAAAATCGCAGAATGGAATTTTGATAGTATCTATGGTGCTTTTTATAGACATTGTGAAATGTGTAATGCATCATTTGATAAGACTGTTGCAGAAACTAAGAAAGCTACAAGTGAAGATGTAGGAACTGAGATTTCTGCAAATAAGCTTGAGAGCTTATTGTTTAGAAACAAAGCCCAAAAGCTTAATATTCGTAGAGCTGAAGTAATTGTAGATACTTTAGCAAAAGAATATAAGAAAGTTTTTGGTAAGGACTATGTTCCTAAACCTAAAAGAGATAATGCTACATCAGATAAGAAAGTAGATGTGGCACAAAAACAATTCCTTAAAGATCAACTAAAAGAACAGTTGGTTGGTTAGTTTATTAAATTAAGCCCTCGTAGTAATTATTACTATGGGGGCTTTTTTTATCGTGTTTAGAATTATTCTAAAAAAACAAAGGGGCAAAAACACTAGCTCGGTCGCCAACTTTGGTTGGCTCCCTCGCTTGGGGTTGCTGCCGAATGGCATCCCTGTTGGATTTGGGATCAGCGCGATAAAGGAATCTGGATAAGTAGCGATGGTAGAAATACTTGGAACCGCGCCAGGGCTGATCCCTGATCCATAGGGTAATGAGTTTGCCCATTGTCGTTTATGGGTGTAACGAGCAGAAACGATTAGCTTATGGGTCTGGGATCAGTTGTCGTGATTTAAACTTGCAAGTGGATTTCTAGTTTTAGACTCTGCAAGGCTACCGATACTAGATAACGGCAGAACAGGGCTGATCCCTGATCCATTGGGCATCTGAGTAACTGCTAGCCCCCGATGGGTCTGGGATCAGTGGTGAGTTTAATATGTTGGAGATTCTAGACCTCATATTTTACTCACCCTGATGTACTCACAATGTGCGGTGATGATAACAATCAATAAGTGTAACTTAAAAAGGAGAAAGAAATGCTAAAAACAATACAAAATTGGTTAATGAATGTTGCAGCTAAATGGATTTGGATTGCAATCATGTTTCCAATAAGAATAGTTTTAGGTCTTTGTTATGCGGTAGCAAAACATATGCCTGAAAAAGTTGAAATACCTTACGAACTAAAACGAAAAGAACCTAATGTTAATGTAGGAGAATAATATGTTGATGGATTTATTAATTATAATTCTTGGCGGATTAGCTTGTTATTTTTTTTTGTGGAGAATGATATGAGCAAACAAGGTGAATGTTTAAAAGAACAAATAGAAAAACTTCAAAATGATTATGGTGCTTGTAAGATAAACAAGCATGAATTTATTGAAGGATTAAATAAAATTGGAATATATACTGAAGAAGAAGTTGAATGGCATTTAGATGATGCCGAAAGTGCTAGGTATGAATTTAAACTAGATGGTACTAAACCTACTACTACAGTATTAGATATACCAATGCCATTTCCAGAGGAGAAATAATTATGGGATACACAAACTATTGGTATAATAAAAGAGCTTTCACTGATGATGAGTGGAAAAGAGTAAAAGATGAATATGAATGGTTAAAAGAAATGGGTGAAGGAATAATAATTGATCAATCAGAAAACAAAGATGAGATAATGTTTAATGGGGTGGCAATTAAAGGTCTGGATCATGAAACATTTTATATTAATAAAAAAAATGATCAAGAGTCTTTTAATTTCTGTAAGACAGCTAGAAAACCTTATGATTTAGCTGTTTGGCATTTATTATATTTTATTAATAATGAAACAGGTGCCATGAAGAAAATATCAAGAGATTGGTAATGTACTGTATTATTTGGAAAAGAAACGGAAAATGGGAATTATTTACAACGGAAGTGTGGCTACAAGAAGAAGACGCACTTTCTTATGGTAAGCGTAATAAATTTAAAAGAAATATTGAATGGAAGGTAGCTGATGCTGCCGAATGGTTTTAATTATGGATATAGAGATTAAAGAATCAAATGAAAATGAATTAATGGCATATCAAATTGCCTTATTAAATATTCAAGTACATATTAATCAACAGTTAAGCAGAATACAGATTGCTTTAAAAAGAATAAAAAAACAAAATGGATCTGAAGAAGATAAATAATATGAGTGAATCTTTAAAATATTTTAGACAGAAAAAAGGTCAATGGATTTGGATTTATGATTTTGAAACTCGTAGAGGTAGAAAAATAGAATTACAAGTTTTATTAGATAAAGTTAATCATTCTTTTAGACATGAAAATATAAGGTATTTTGCTTTAGAAAAAGAAAGAAATCAATTTAAATTAAATTGTTAGCCCCCTCGAATGAGGGAGCTGACTCGATATGAAAGAAAGAGGTGTTATGAATTTAGCAGCTAACATAGAGATGACGAATAATAAACTCACAATAGATAAAAGTGCGTATTTTGAAGTAGAGAAGAAACAGTTAACATATTTGAATTTAATTGAAGATATGTATGCTGGTAAAATATATGAAAATAAAGAATATATACCAGTAAATAAATATGCTTTAGTAAGAAAAGATAATGGTAAATTACTTGGTATTCATACAGATGATTACATTGTAAGACCGTATGCTGAGTTAGCAGAAAAGGTTAACGAAGTAATTGTTGAAGCTGTACCTGATTACGAAAGATTTACTATTACACCTAAAGATCAAGTTCTTGAAGGTGGTAGAAAGTTTATCCGTACAATTAATTTTTGGGATGATGCTATTGATTTAAACAACTATAAAGATGGTGGATTTCATATCAAGGGTACTGAAGAAAAAATCATACCACAATTAAGAATCTATTCATCTATGGATGGTAGATGGGGCCAACAAATCATGTGGTCTTCTGTTTATGTAGTTTGTTTAAATGGAATGGTAAGACCTGATTGGACATTTGTTGTCTATAATAAACATAACGATAAACGAGATATATCTTTCACTATGAATGATTTTAAAATGGGTGTTACAGCTCATAAGGAATTAGGTGAAGATCTATTTAAAATGATGCAAAGAAAGGTTACTAATGCAGCAACAACTCACTTATTTAGGAAAACTTTGGCAAGCCGCAAAACAAAGCTTGATATTGATGACAACAGTATGCTTGTCCTTAAGCATTTGGATCACTTATGGAATCAGTATTGTAACAAATACGGTTTTACAGTTTTTGCGATTTACCAAACAGCTACTGACTGGGCAACCAACCCAATCACTAGAGGAGCAGTTCACAACGTATCAAGAAAACGAGAAAAACAAGTCGCAGAAATGATGAGATCTGATTATTGGGGAGAACTATATGGATAACTATCATGCGTGTGTATTAGATATTCAATTTTATTTAATTAATACCGAAACTGGAGAGATATTAGAAAATAAAGATGGTACTGAAAGAGCATTTGAATTTAAAAAAGGTGTTAGGTTTAAACCATTAGAATATCTTTGTGAGAATTTAGATATTAAACAATTAAAGGAGATTAAAAATGGATAAACCAACAAACTTTGAAACACAATATTTTAGCAATTCAAAAGGTAAATGGATTCCTGTTTCAGATATGTGTGATGAACATATTCGTAGAGCATTTAAAAAGATTTTAAAAACGGATTGGTATGCACAACATTTTACTGATAATGCCGAATATAAAAATGAAAGATTAGAAAATCTAAAAAACTTAACAGAAGTAATTAGAAATATTGCTAAGAGCAATTATGACGATATATATGATAAAATAATTGATATGGAGAATAAACTAAATGGATATTGAAAACGATTTAAAATATTTAGCAAAAACCGATGAACCTTATGCAGAAAAAGATGCTTTATTAGATTTTCAAATTGATAATTTAAAAAATGTTAAAGGTAGTTGGATAGGTGCAACTGCTGCCGAAAAACCTAAACTTTCTATGGGTTTATTAACAGAACAATTTTATTCTACTGGAAGTTATTTTACTGAAATTAGTAAAATTAAAGAGTTAAGAAAAGAAGTTAATACTATAAAAAATAAACGTGCTACCGCAATTCTTAGAATAGATGTTTGGAGAACATTAGAAGCTTCTAGAAGAAAAGGAAATATATAATGGAAAGATCAGATCTATATAGAATAGATGTTCTATATGTTGCTAATAGAATTAAAACAATGGAACAAACTAAAAACGAAAAACAATTAAGAAAACTTATTACTGAATTTAAAGAGGAACTAGTTTATAATATTGGAGTTGATAAACTAATTGAATATAATGGACTTTAAACATGTTTATTCTATGGCAAGAAAAGTATCTCATCTTGATGGATTATCTACTAGAGAAATAGCTTTATATAGAAATGCTTTCAGAAATGGTTATCGAGCTGGTAGTGCTGCCGAACAAAAAGTTCAAAAAGTAATAGTTAAATACAAGCATGATGTACCACCTGGCCCAATAATTAATAATCAACAAATTGCAGAAATAATATTTAATAAAGTTATTGAATATTACCAAGTTCAAAGATCTGAATTAATAGGTAAATATAGATATCAATATCTAGTAATATCGAGATCTATGATAGCGAATTTAATGAGAGAATGTACTGCTCTAACCTATCCAGAAATAGCTAGAATTTTAAATAAAGATCATACTTCTGTATTACATTATGTAAAAACTAGATTAACTAAAAGTTCTTTTTGGAAAGAACCAAATAATCATAAAATTTATAGTGAGATTAAAGGAAAGGTTTTGCGTGAAACAAGCTAGAAATGAATATAATAATAAAATCGGTGAGCATCTTAAATCACTTAGAAATAAAGATAAACTCACACAATCAAAATTAGCTAAAACATTAAAAGTTAGTTTTCAACAGATACAAAAATTTGAGAATGGAACAAATAGGATATTTGCTCATCAATTACTTAAACTATGTCATGTATATGGTTGGAAAATAAATGAATTTTCAGCTTTAATTAATGAATTTAAGGCATCGGAGTCATCCGTTTCAGTCCTTAATAAGCAGGTGGAAATACAATAAGTGGTTAACCCCTACTGCGATCTATTGTTGCGTTGTGAAAGCGAGAGTGAAAGCAACGCACAATAGGTATGTTGACATTTTGTTCTTTGTGCGTATTGTGATTATATGAATATATTAAAAACAAAAATATATGCCTAGTTATGAAGCATTAGGCCCAATATTCCATAATGGGATAATAACTCAATTTATAGCTGCTAGAAAAAAGTTAAAAATTTCACAATTAGAAATGGATGAAATCTTGGGTGTTGCCAAGGGATTAGTTTCTAAATGGGAGTGTGGAATTAGAAAACCTAGTGGTTGGTTATTTTGTTGCTGGGCAGATGCTCTAGGTATGACAATTACATTAACTCCAAAGGTGCTAAACAATGACAATAAATCCAGAAATAAGACCTGACCAGATAACGAATGATCCTATCGTAAATAAGGTGATCGACATAATAGTTAATCGCCATATGCAAGGTATGGAAAAATTTGGCAAGACAATGGATTCTAACGATAGACCTTTAGATCAATGGATAGAAGAAACTATTGAGGAACTAATAGATGCTATTCACTATCTAGTTAAAGCTAGAACGATAACGGATAAGTTTAAATCTAAAGAGAAAGAGTTAGATGCCATGTTAGCTAAATTTAAAGAAGGAACATTTGTTAATGAAGAATCTACTGAAAAGTCTGAAGAAAAAATCTAACATAGATTATTCAGCTCCACATAATAGACAAATGTTATTTCGAATGAGATTGCTTAAATTTTATAAGCAGATTGAATTTAATGAGAATGTTTACAATGCTACCGCAAAAAAAATTTTGGATGGTACTCTACCCCATGAGTATGTAAATAAAATAGAAAAGTTGAGGTTGAAACATGAGAAAGAAAAAAAAGAAAGATGGGAAAAGATTAAGAAAGACAAAGCAACAAATATGGGAATCAAAGTTAGACAAGTTGTTGGAAGTTCATTTAAGAAAATTTCCTAAACATTATTTTAAAATTGGTGGAACGATATGAATATAAATAACGATAAATTAATTAGTAAAAATATTAAGCAATATTATTTATATTTTTTATTTAATAAAAAACAAATTATATATATAGGACAAACATTACATCTTAATTCAAGATTAGTTGCACATAAAGGTAAAAGAAGAAGACAAGATCCGTTTAATAATTATACACCTTATAAAAAATATACTCATTATTATTATATTGAAAGTCAATCGGATTATTTAAGTAAAAAATGGGAAAAGATTCTTATTAAGAAATGGAATCCTAAATATAATATAGGTCATAATAATGATGCAAGGTTTTATAAAGTGTGGGTTAAAAAAAAGAGAGATGTAGAATTACCTAATGGAAGAATAAAAACAATATTAGGATATTGGAGATTTTTAAAAAAAAATAAAATAGGAGAAAATTAATGAATAAAGAGTTTGATAGAAAACAAGGTATTGGTGGATCTGATGCAACAAGATTATATGAAGGTGATTGGTATCAATTATGGGAAGAAAAGCTTGGTAAGTCCGAGTACCCTGATTTAAGTAATGTGTTACCTGTTCAAATGGGAATACATACTGAAGATCTTAATATTAGATGGTTTGAAAAACAAACTGGTTTAAAAGTACATGGTAAACAAGAAACATTTTTTCATCCAAAATATAAATTTATGTATGCTCATGTAGATGGATTAATTATGCCTGACAAAAAAGATCCAAGTGATATGAAGTATGGTGTTTCTATTTTAGAATGTAAACATACTAACGCATTTAGTAATCCTAAAAAAGTTGCTGATAAATATAAAGCTCAAATACAGCACTACTTAATGTGTGTAGCAAGTAAGAGAGTGTATATTTCTATATTTTTTGGCAATCTTAAATATGAAGTAATGGAAGTTACTGCAGATAAAGAATTTCAAGAAAAATTAGAAAACGCAGAAGTATTATTTTGGCACTTTGTAGAAAAAAAGAAAGCTCCACCTGATTATATTGGTTTTGATAATTTTAACGAAAAGGAATTTAATGAAGATAGAACCATCATACCCGTTGTCTCCAGGAATTAAAGAAAACGGTACTTCTTTAGAAGCTGCAGAATTAATAAAAGCTGGAGCTGAAACTATAAGAAAGAAAGTATTTAATGTGATTATCAATAAAGGAAATTTTGGTGCTACTGCTGATGAGGTTGCTGAATTATTAGCTTTGAGTCCTTTTACAGTTAGACCAAGAGTTACTGAGCTTTATAAGCTTGGTAACATTCAAAGAAAAGATAAAAGAAAAAACTCAAGCGGTGCTATGGCTTATGTGTATGTAGTCAGTAAAGAGCATATAAACAATCAATACACAGAAAAAGGAGTATAAAATGGCTAGAATAGGTGAACAAAAAAACTATTATATTTGGGATAAAGCAAAATCTACAGATCCTAGTTGGACAAAACCATTTCCTAAATTTGGAAAAACTTTAACCACTATTGATCCTATGTCGCAAGTTATGTGTATGACAGGATTATTTGGCCCAGTTGGTAAAGGTTGGAGATTTAAAAATACTTTTACATATACAGATCAAAATGTATTTGCTGAAGTTATTGTTCAATGGAAAGAAAATGAACAATGGTATGCTTTTGGCCCAATATCTAGTGTGTGTGCTTTGTATAAAAAAGCAGGTACGTTAGATGATGAAGCTTGTAAAAAAGCATCTACTGACGCATTAACTAAAGCATTTAGTTATTTAGGTCTTAATGCAGATGTGTTTCTTGGAATGTTTGACAATAATAAATATGTTTCAGAAATGAAAACTAAATTCAGTTCTAATGGATCTACTGGAGAAAGTAATGTAAAAGTAATAGATCCTTCTAAATTAAGGAGTAAGAAAGATGATAAATAAAGTAATCCTAGTAGGTAGATTAGGTGCTGATCCTGAAGTTAAGCAAACTAAAAAAGGTGATAGCATGGCTAATTTATCTTTAGCAACTAACAAGAAGTTTAAAGATGAAGAAAAAACTACTTGGCATAAAATTGTAGTATTTGATCCTCGTATCGCAGATACAATGGGCAAGTATGCTAAAAAGGGTACTATGTTATATGTTGAAGGCGAGATTGAAACTAGATCTTATAAAGATGCTAATGACAATCAAAGATATGTAACAGAAGTAGTTGTTCCAAGATACTCAGGTGTAATCAAAATGGTTTCACCTAAAGAATCTAAGGAAGCTACACCGTCAAGTAATGATGGTGATTTTAATAATCAGTTTTAAAGAATTTGTAGTTTGGACAATGAAAGCAGGAAATCCAATTTAAATTATTCCTGGGAGTGTACCGAGTACAGAGTGTATATACGTAAAACATGGATCTGCTGTTGGTATCAAAGCACTTTATAAAAAATGCTACAAATAAAAGCTAGTCTTCATGATTAGCTCCTTTCGGCTAGGGGAGTTGACCTTTTAGGGATTTTCCCCTAGTTAAAAAAGTAAGCATCTTCCCTGGGCAATAGATTTGTGTTCTATGTAATCCTGTAGGTGCTAACTTTTTTTTATCGAAAAAATCTAAAATATTGGTGTGTTTAGGAGAGTTGTCCTCTAATTTTAAACCATCATCTCCAAATATTCCTTTAATGTGCGTTTAAATTAATCTACAAACTCCTACCCTATCAATATGAAATCTTTTCTAGATTTAAAAAAAGAGTTTAAAAAAAGAAATCTTGAACTTAAAGATTGCGCACATTCTGTAGAAGAATTAAATGATTTTATAACGGTTGATTTACTTAGAGGAAATGTTGATGCATCTCTAGTTGCATTAGTTTCAACTACAATGAATATTGCAGGTTGGTATAATAAAAAACAATTTGTAATTGATTTATTATCTTCTGCTTTAGCTACAGTTGAGTCCGAAAAGTTTAGAGAAGATGGTAATAAGCTTAACTAAAAGACTCTATAAGACTCTTATTTAAGTATTTAATTCTGCCTATACTTAGAGTCGAATTATGCTGCCGAAGTACTTGTACGTTGAGCTATGGGCTTCCTAGAATCCAAATAATGGTCAAAACAAAGCTTATTTATACCATCATGGCAAAAATGCTTTTTTTCACCATTTATAATCCATCCACCCATATCTGAGGTTAATTCTTTATTACACCAATTGCATTTACCACAATCATAAACTTCTTTTTTATTTCTTGTCCAGGTTTTCTTCAAATTGTTCTTCATGAGGAGTATTATTTAATAATTCATCTAAGAATGATTTATCTATTTCATTTTCATAAGATATATCTTCAGCGTGTTCTTTATGTTTTTTATCAGTCTTTTTATTTAAGGATGAGTTTTTTGATTGAGATTGAGCCATCTATATTAGTTTCTAATTCTGCCTTTGATTTAATGCACTTGTATTGAATTTTGTTTTTATTAATAGTTGTTCGTTCTGCTATTCTTTTATGTTTTAAACAAACACTTAATGAATCCTGTATTCTGTGTTCCTTAATTTCATGGTCTATAATCATAAGTAAGACAAAAATAGTTTCTATCATTTTTTATATCCTGTTCCTTTTTTTCTACTACACCATCTTTTATTCCATGCCCATACATTAAGCTCGGAACTATAGTGTTCTACAATACTGTAAAAATAATCAATTATAATTGTCATTTTTTTTTACCCATATAATGTTCACTTGGTTCGTAATTCCATTTCTTGCCATGATGACCTCTTATATTGGCATATAACATTCTTAATTTAACAATTAATTTTTTAATTTGTCTTGGCATTAGGAGTGATTTCCATTTTTTCTAATTTTATCTTTTAATTTTTCTACATCTTCTAATAGTTTATCAACTTGTTTTGATAAAAATTCTATATTTACTTTGTTATGCATCCCTGCTTCTAATTGTAATATTACTTTTTCAAGTTGACCTGCCATATGCTCAATTAACATAAATTGTTCAGAATCTGCTGGCAAAGAGCCAAGTTCGCCTCTTGGCCACTTGATTCTAAAGTCAGTATTCTTTTCTAAATCACTACTCATAAGTTTGTAGTTTGTTTCAACGTTATTAAGTCTTTCAATAACTCCGAAATAAGCCCAAACACCAATAGCAACTGCTATAACGATGCTAATTAAATTTTTTAAGCTTAAATCTACTGAAGATGTTTCTCTTATCTTCATAGTAAAAATAAAATAATTGCTACCGAAATTATAATAGACCATTTAACTGGCGTAGAACTTCTATACCAAAATAGATCTATTTTTCTTATTAAATCAGGTATTGTCATTATTTTTTCTTACCTCCATTACGAAATATTTGTGTACCCTTAATCCCGTATATTGATGCCACTACAAGAATCCATAGATTTGTGAACCATGAAGGGAGCTGCTGAAATTGTTCAAAGAACTCTTTTATTTTTTGAGATGCATTTGGATCATCACTAAAAACACCGTATGCAATTACTAAAATTGGCAAAGTGAGAATTATTAAAACTGCCTCGTCTTTCCAGTCCGATTGTCTAGCTTCTAAAAGTTTACCAGAGTATTGTAATTCACCTGAACTCATTTTTTCTGCGTGTTTCATCTGAGCATCAGACATTAACATTTTAGTTTTTTGTCTATTTTTATAGATATGCGTTCCAGCATTTAAAGCTAATTTAATTGCACTAAACCACATTACGCATATCTCCATACGTTAGGTCTTACTAAAAATTTATCATTCATATCAACATTACAAAAATCAATATGAGTAAATGTTTTAGCAACTCCAATACCCAAAGGTTGTGGATTATATGAAAAAGCAAATCTTAATAACTGATATTGGGTTTGAGTGTTTGTTGAAATGTCGATTGCATACCCTGTTGTATGTGGCCCATCTTCACCTGTAGAAGATACCGAATTATTATGTTCAGGGCATCTAAATCCAGAGTTTATAGAAACACCTTTTCCTAAGACATTTCTATAAGCTTGAATAAAATCTAATACAACTGGTGATATTTTAACTCCACCGTGAGAGCTGCACTTAAATTCATCAAAAGAGAAGTTCGGCCATCTTTCTAAATCCCATTGATCTTCTGAAGCAATCATTTATGAAGATCCTTGAATAACCATTCTATGTACTTATCTTTTAAATGTATTAACCAATTCTTAAATTCATTAATTTCTATCTTAATCTTTTTCCAAATAAATCTCAGTTTATGCATATTGTTTCTCCAATCTGTCCATAGAAATAAATTGACTTTCTTGAATATGATTATCCCAAATTCCTAGTTCAACTATTCCCCAAGACCAACCAGTTAAGTTTAGTCTTGCATACTCCTCAACATGGCCGAATGGCAACGCACATCCTACATTGATTATTCTAACGAAGTTTTTATCCCCTATTTTAGGGGCTTTCCAATCTCTAAATTTGTGAGTATGTCCAAATACTATGTCATTTGTAGCATCATTTGCTACTTGTACTTCACAATTTTTTCCACCATATTCTTTACCCATTATATTTAATGGGCAATGAGTGAAGGACACTCCCCCTATAATTTTAAATGCTCCACAAGGAGAAAATTTCCAGTTACGTTTTATATAAGTATCATGTAGTTCTTTTTTCATCATACCTTGTATTTCTGGAATATTTTCTTCAAACTTATAAACTCTTTGTTCGTGGTTACCGAATGTAACGTGTCTAGGTATTCTAGGATTATCAATATATTTGTCTAATAAATCCATTGAAGATCTTAAAGAATCTATATCAACCATAAAGGCATCTTTAAGTTTTCCAGCTTGAGAAGAATTTTTTTGAAAATAACTAAGACTATCAAAGGAAGCCCAATCACCTATTTGGATTATATAGTCAGGTTTACATTGTTTAATATATTTACCCATCCATACAAATCTATCTTGTTTTATACTGGGGCTATCGTGAGTATCACCTATTACTATTATTCTATGTCCTTTAAACATATTTATTTTATAAAGAAATAAAATATAGATCCAATAAGTCCACCCAGTAAAATTAAGATACCACCTGCACCTTTCCATCTATTCATATCTGCTCTCATTTCTTTAACATCTTTTTTCAATTCATCTATTGTTTTAAATAAAGTTTTCATTCTTTCTGCACAAACTTTTTCATGATAAGAAATCCTAATTGAATTTTGTTCGGCTACCATTTCAGAAGGAGTTCTTTTCTTTTTCATTATGTTCCTTGAGATCTTTTATTTTTGACACAAAAAAATTTAATAAATAAGCCATGTTGATTAACTTCTTCTCTACCTATTTTATTAAGTTTTTTTAAGGATTCTTCATAACCTGCTATCATGCAATCATAATGGTCATTGAATTTATAAGGCCATTCAATTGGGGGAAGACAAGCTCCTTCTACTGCAGAACAAAGAATAAATGCTAGAACGAAATTCATTCATAGTTGCTACAGAAAATACAACTATTGATAAACGCACATTATGATTTAGGATATTTATCCTTGACTGCTTGAACTGCATCTTGCCAAGTAGAAGTGTTATTTATTTTATCCCAGTATTGCA